CCCGCAAATCACACCGAAGCCGCTATTTGCAATTCCGGTGAACTTGGCAACTGCCGCACACGCCGCATAGATAGCCGCAATGACGGCGATAATCAGAAGGATGATCCATGTAAGGGGGCAAGCCAAAAGCGCCGCATTTAGGCCCTGCTGGGCTACCGTAGCGGTGAAAGTGGCTCCCGCTTCCATAGCAGTTGCCGCCGCATGAACGGCCTTGGCCGTTGCCTGAATACCCATAATGGCATTTGTCACCAGTGCCACACCGTTATAAATCAGCATAGCGGCCACAATACCCATGATGATAGGCTGAATCCAACTCCAATTATCAACAATCACCGAAGCAACGGAAATCAGAATATCCAATAGCGAAGAAGCCACATTTGCAACCCCCGCAAGCCCATTGATCAGGGCCGTGGTAACTTGCTGGAACTTGGTGCTATTGGCAATCTGGTTGATCTTGGTCAGGATCGGGGCGAACATGGAAAGGGCTTTATTTTTCATCCCGGCCCAAATCTGCGCCCAAGTCTTGGGCATGGAATCGAACTTTGCGCTGGTTTCATCCGCCATAGCAAACATGGCGTTCTTCACCACTTCAGCCGTTACCTTGCCTTCCTGTGCAACCGTCTTGATGGAACCTTCCGCAATCCCCATATACTTTTCAATGGCTCTTGCGATACCCGGCGCACCGTCCAGAATGGAGTTCAGTTCTTCACCACGAAGCGCACCCGCCGCCATTGCCTGTGTAAGCTGGATCATGGCGTTGCTTTGCTCTTGGGCCGTAGCGCCGCCAATAACAAACTGCTTGTTCACCTGCTCCATGAAAGCAATGACCTGATTCATGTCACCGTTGAAGGCGTTACCGGCGTTCAAGCCAAGTTTCGCAACGGCGGAAGCGGTATCAAAGTAAACGGATCGGGAACGCTGGGCGGAAGCCATGATCTTCTGTTCCAACACATCCACGGAACCGCCATCATCCACCAGCAGATTCAACCGGGCCTTGGTGCTTGCCAATTTATCCGAAATGTTCTGCACCTTATTGATCCCGACGATACCACCAGCGGCAACGGCAATTTTCTTGATGGTGGACAGAAGTCCATTGGCGGAATTGTTACCCCCACGAATGGAATTATTGAACTTTTGCTGTTCATTATTGGCGTTCCTGATATTTTCTTCAATGGCATCAAAGGCGGTTCCCGCTTTCGCCCATTCTTCACGGGCTTCCCGGATTGCCGCCGTGTCAACGGCTCTACCGGAAGCCTGTTGCATGGATTCAAAGGTGTTCAGCACAACACCCATAGCCTTGTGCATACTCTGAAGGGGGCTGGTAACACCATCATAAAGGGCAATAGCGGTTCGGATAGTTCCCACAGGGATCACCACCTTTCTTGGAGAATAGCCGGGGCCTTAATGGTGTCGGCCCCGGCGCTGTTTGCGTTCAATTTCCTTTTGCTTCTTCTTTTCAGCTTCCACCCGAACATCAATGGCCGCAATGATGAAGGCCCGTTCACGCCGGGGCAAAGCATAGAAGGCGGAAGGTGTTAAATGAAGTTCGTGAAGGCAATAGTAAGCAATGTTGGCTTCACCATCACCTTCACAGATCAGTTTTTTGCTTCATCAACCTCATCCTGCATGGTGGTATCAAAACCACACACTTCCTGAATCTTGGTCAGGTATTCGGCATATTCGCCGGGGGTCAGCATGGTTTTCAGAAGGGCATCAGCGCCCATGACCTTATAGCTGTCCTGAAGTTCCTTATCATTCAGATTGGGGAACACGGTACAAGCCACGGCCAGCTTGCCAAGGTAAAGATCATAGTCGGTTTCCTTCTGATACTGGTTCTTCTTGCCGGGAACCGGAACACGCTTGGCACAGGACTTCCGAAGGGCTTCATCCTCGGTGCCGGTGATGGTCTTGATCTCCCAAGGAATGGGGTTGCCATCCTCACCCAAGAAGCGTTTGGAAGCAACAAACTTGATGTTCTCAACGGGAACGGCGTTTTCAGCCAAAAAAGCGGACAGGCTCATTGTTTTTTCCTCCTATATTTTGATACGAAAAAAGGCCCCGGCCCCTACCAAAGTAAGGCCGGGGCGCTCTGCTTACTGCATACCGGCCAAAAGGCTGAAGGTTTCGGGCATCTCGAAATCTTCAAAGGTGAAGTCCATATCTTCATCCAAGTATTCCGCATCAGCGTCAAACTTGGCAAGCAAGCCGCCATCCATATTGCAATCCTTCAGGATCACGGTCTGACGGCCCACAGAAGAAGTGGGATCTTCATTTGTCACCTGAATGTCAAAATAGACATCCTCGCCGGTGTCCTTATAACGCTTCATCAGCTCACGGAAGATGGAAGTGTTATAGTGGAAGGTGGCGGAACCCGTACCCTTCCAGCCGGTGGCCTTATTGCCCTTGCCGGTCTTGCCCAAAATGGGAACTTCCGTTTTGTTCTTCTCAAAGTTGGCTTCAAGGTTGATAGCCTGCATGAAGTTGTAACGGTTATCCCCGATGGTCACGAAACATTCAGCCAAGGAAGCGGAAACAGCATCCTTGGCGTTCATGATGGTTCTATCTGCCATGATGGTTGTACCTCCTTACTGAACATAGACGGTCATATAAAGCTGTTCCATAGCGTTCACGGGGGTCACATAGTCAGTAACCACCACGGATTTCTTGGTATCGCCCTTTTCAACCGTCACATTTTCGCCGCTGAAGTTCTCAATGGCCCGAATATCCTGAAGTTCCGTGTGGTGCTTCACAATATCGTTCCAAAGGGAAATCCGGCCAGCGGCATCATTGGGAACCTTGCCAAGATACTTCTTGCCGAACAGAACGGCAATATCATTGGCGATCTGATCCAAAACTCGGATCGTCTGGTTGCTGGAAAAGTCGCTGGACTTTTCATCCGTGATGGAAATGAAGCTGTTAATGTCAGTCAGGACACACACCGCTTCATCCACACGATGGAACATGAAGGAACCTTCCTTGATACCGTTTTCAAGCTGGGTCTGCGTGAAATCGGTGTCCACATCGTATTCACCATCATAGGTCATGTTGGTGGCGCTCTTATTGACCGCCGTTCCGCCGATCACGCCCGTAACCCAAGGGATCAGGGCGGTGGAAGTCTTGTCGGAAGTCAGGCCGTTCTTGACGCTCACAACGCCTTCATAATCGGCCAGCTTGCGGAAAAGAACCACCTGAAACTTCTTGCCCACATCATCACGCATCCGCTTTGCGAAGGCCGCAAACAGGGCGGTGATGGTGGCCTTGCTCTCGGTGCAACCCATAGCGTTGAAGGTGTACGCTTCCGCCTGATCAAGATAGGTCTGATAGTCGGAATCGGCCACGGTGCCATTGGTGCCGCCCGTCAGGGGCAAAGAGGCGGTCAAAGAAAGGGTTCCGCTGGACTTCCAATCCACATAGGCATTGGCCTTCAGATCGGTGATAGCGGCCACACCTTCCTGAAGATCAACCTGAACGGTTCCCAAGAAGGTTGCCACATCGAACAGCGGCTTCTGTTCTGTGGTGTTTTCATTCGCCGTGATAACGGTACGAAGATCATTACCACGGGTGCCGGGGTATTTGGCCGTTGCGTAGGTGTTAGCCGCCTTCACGCCGCTGGTGCCAAGGCGGAAGAAATGAACGGTTTTGGCGTGAAGGAAGATTTCACGCATAGGCTTCAGTTCATCCGCCGTGTACGCATAGCCGAAAATCTTCTGACTGTTCTTGATAAAGTCAGCCTGTTCCACCGTGAAAATCTTGCCTTCAGGCCCCCAATTCATAGCAAGGGGGATGGTGACAATGCCACGGTCAGAAAGGGTGGCGCTTGCCTGCGCCACAGAAATGAAGTTGATATATGCACCGGGCAGAACCTTGTTCTGCACCAAGAAGGTGCCGCCGCCAAGGGCCATATTATTTCACCTTACCTTTCATAAAGTCATTGATCAGCCCATCAATCTGATCGAAGGTGTATTCCTTCCCATCTTCCAAAAGGACAGACAGAAGATCACGCCGGTCAGCGTAACGCCTGAAGGTCAACACCCGTTCTTTGGGGAATACCACCGGGGCCGTGATGGTCGGTTCCTGTGCGGTGGCGGCTTTCTTTCTGGTAGCCATTCAATCACCCTTTCTTTGGCTCCACAGTAGTTTCCAAGGTTTCCATTGCGGTTTCCTCGGTTTCTCTGCGAAGTGTCAAATTGTAGTTCACGAAGAAGTGAAGAACCCCGTCTTGCACTTCATAACTCATGGAAGTTCCGTGAAGCACATCCCCATTGGGAAGGGTGATGAACTCCAAACATTCCATCAAATCCCCGGCCATAGTGAACAATTCAGCGTTGTTTCTCCCGCTGGTTGGGAAATAGTGAACATCCAGCGGGTTCCGGTTCATGAATCGGTTCTTCTGCAACGGGGAAATGTCAGGCTTCAGGACAGCAATGAAAAAACAGGGTTCCTTGAAGCCCTGTTCCACATCATTCTGATAGATTTTGTACCCGGCTCCAAAGGTGGCGTTCAGCTTCATGGAAACACCTTTGATGATTTCATTGATCAACTGAACACCCCCTTCAAAGCGTCATACAACATATCATTCAGAATGGACGGGGCCAAGGTTTTCACTTCCTGTTCGGAAATCGTCAACATGAACCGCCCCTTCACCCAACTTGCCTTCAGGGTCTTTCCCAAGGCTGGAACATAGCGCCCCGGTGTTTGCCGGTGGCCGTATTCCACATAGGACGCATATTCCAAATTGTTGATGATGGTCACGGTGTACTGCTCCCCATGTTTTTCAATGGGAAGGATCGTCCAAGCGTCACGCAAGGAACCGCCACGATAACCGGGCCAATATTCTTCCTTGGCTTCATCCGTGGCATACGGCGGAACCACACCAACGGGGGTTCTTTTCTTCACCTTATTCAGAAGGATTTGGGCAATCTTCTTGGCGGCATCCCGGCAAAGCCGATCCATGTCAACTTCCGAAAGCTGTTGAAGGCGTTCATCCAGCTTCTTCAATTCCCGGTAATCACACCGGCCCCATCTTCCCATCAGGCCCACCCCCTGAAGGGTTCAAGCATGATTTCTTGATGGTTGGAAAACACGCCCGGTTCACCGGAACGGGCATAGGTGAAGGTTCGTTCCATATCATTTGGACGGGTTACAACGATCTTGCAACCTGCGGGAACCTTCACATCCGGGGAAAGGAACAGCTTCACCACCTGTTGGGCGGTTGCCACTTCATCCCCATTGGTTGAAGTTAATGTTTCAAAAGACAGCTTGCACGGCTGATCCTGAAGAAGCGGCTTTTCTTCAGAATCCGTCAGGTGGGTGACAGGATCGGTGACTTCCTCACGGATGAAGATAGAACACCGATCCTTCCACAACCGTTCCAAAGCAGTTCGCACGGCCTTATTTACCATACCAACCGCCTATAACGGTAGATTTCACCAATGCGCCCGTTGATCAGATAATCAATCAGGCTGTTCAACCTCTGTTCAGGGGTTGAACTACCTTCACCAAGGGCAAAGGTAATGTTGGTGTCACCTTCCTGAATGGATTTCACCGCCGCCGCATCCAGATCAAACCCTTCAAGCTGTCCAGAACACTTCTTCATGTTCAGGTATTCGCCCACGGCCATAGAAACGGCCAGACTTTCCAACCCTTCCGGGATTTCGGAAAGGTTGGAAAGGTTTTTGATCCGCCATTGAACATTGTTCAAGGCAATATCCAACAGCGGATCATCAGCGGCCCCCGCCACGCCAAGGGCCGTTAGCATTGCAACCGCTTTATCACGCAACGGGGTTCACCGCCTTTAGCCACGGGAAAGAATCCGGGCAATGGGAATGGCCTTGTGGTTGATGTAAGAACGCTGACTTGCGGTGCTTTCACCGGAATGAACCAGCGTCCAGTTTCCGCCGTTTTCCAGTTCAGCCGCCGTGGGGCTGGTGCTTGCCTGCGTTTTCTTCTCATAGGACAGGCCGAAGGGGGCGAAAACCTTACGCTGACGCATATACAGCAAATCCTCACCGCCGTTGGTCTTGGGGTCACGGGCCATTTCATAGGGAACCTTTACGCCGATGTCCTCATAAGAGAAGGCACCGTTACCCATAGCGTAGGTGGTGTACTGAACACCAGCAACCACATAATCATTGGCCGCAAGGGTCTTGGAACCGAAGTAGGGCGTGACCTTGGACAGAAGGATTTCGCCATCAGCGGGGGTGCCAGAAGCAACGATCTTCAAAGCGCCGGTGGTGTTGGCATCGGCATCGAAATAGCCTTCAGAAACGGGCATCTGATCGGTGACGATTACCAGCTTGCCGTTCCAAGTACCCAATTCCAAATCACGCTGAATACCGTCCTTGTCGGTGTACTTCAGGCGTTCGATCAGGTTCAGGTTTTCAAGGCCGGTGGAAACATCACTATGGCAGAAAACCAAAGTGAACTTCTTCTTGTTCGCACCGCAAGCCTTGTTTGCCGCCGTGTTCAGGGTGGTGGCGGTCATAGCACCGGAAACGGTGGTGGTGTGCTTCTCCACAAATTCCTTGTTCTTGGCATCGGTGGTGGACATGGCAAAAATGCCCTTCAGGATGGAAAGAATGGTGGCTTCATCCAGTTCATCCTTGTACTGTGCGACCTGTTCGCTGATATTCGCCATAAAATCAACGCCACCGGTCACATCATAGGAGAAATCACGCTCTTTCCACGCCTTGGCACGGCCAACCACCACAACGCCCTGTTCAAAGGTCTTGGTGGAAGTGGCGGTAATGTCGGTAGAACCGTCATAGTTCACCGCATCACCGTCAATCAGGCCACGCATGGCAAGACGGGCGTAAGCGGTGCCGTTCTGACCGCTGAACACTTCCTGAATGTCAGGGTTTGCGGCCAATGCACGGGATTTCTTGATTTCGTTCATGTTCAGGTTGGGAACACGGGCCACCATGTACTTGAACGCTTCAGCATTGAAACTCTTGGAATCAAACTTGTTGTTAGGCATAGTTCAAAACTTCCTTTCTAAAAATAAGATTTGTAGGGGTGTTGGTTAGTCCAACTTTGCATCCGGGTGGGCTTCCAAATACTGACACAGTTCATCATAGGTCATTTTGGAAGGATCATCACCGGCCGGGGGTGTATCACTCTTTTCACCGGGCTTGGCACCCTTGAACTTCTTATCAGGGGCCTTGGTGTCAAACAGAAAAGCCGTGTCCTGACCGTCCACCAGCTTCTTGATTTCGTCACTCAAGCCCTTCACCGTGCCATCATCGGCCAGTTCAGCCTTGGCAAGAAAATCAGCCATCAGCGCCTTAACAGCGGTGTTGTTCTTGGCCTTGGCTCCGGTCAATGCCATATCAACGGCGTTGCCGATCTTCAGCGCCTTCAGTTCGGCTTCATGGGCCTTCTTCTGGTTGGCGTTGTCGGTCTGAAGCTGTGTGATCTGATCCTGAAGCGCCTTGGTGTCACCTGTGGACTTCTTCAGCGTTTCAAGCTGGGTGTCACGCTCTTTGATCGTGTTCTTTGCGTTGGTCAGTTCGGTGTTGACCTCATTGAAGCGGCTTTTGGTGACGAAGGAACCGTTCAGGCCCTCCATGACCTTATTGGCCTGTTCCTCGGTCAAGCCCCATTCCAGCAGATTTTCCTTTGTCATAGTGATAACCTCCAAATCCTTTTTTACCGTGGGTTAGGAACCACGATTTTATTTAGATTTCTGTTTACCGCCCACAAATCCAAAACGGCGATGGTATGAAAAAACCACCACCGGTCAAAAGGCCGGGGTGGTCAAATCATCAATATTGGGTTCAATCCCAATGCTGATCGGGTGTGAACTTTTCCAGAATGGCGTAATACTTGGGGATTTCTTCAGGCTTCTTGCCGTTCTTCAGGGCGGTCAGCACTTCAATTTTTTCATCAAGAAGGTTTTCGCTGTCCAGATCAAAGAAGCGATCCACCAGCACATCAGAAACTTCAGTAAGAAGCTGATGAACCTTCATCAGCTTTTTTTCTTGATCCATTTAACCACCCACTTTCTTCAACATTTCCTGAATAACTTCATCCAAGGCTTCCACCAATTCCGGTTTGTCTTTGCGTAGCATATCCACCAAATCAGGGCGGACAATCGCCAAGGCTCCATAGTTGGCAAGGGTTTCTTCAGAACGCTTCCCGACATTACGGTAATATTGGGAACCGTGGCCGTATCTCACAACACCAGCGTCACGGGCAGAACCACCGGAAAGCGCATCATAAATATCTTCAAGGGAACTGATACCGCCACCCATAGCATTTCGGCATTGGTAATCAATCTGTTCGCTTGCTTCCCGTTTCAGCCTGTTGAACTCTTTTTTGTAGTTCGCATAGGAAATAGCCCTTGCATAATATTGATCGTTTAAGGCGGAAGTGGCGGGTTTCCACTC